GTATTCCACTGCACCGTGACGTTGCCACCGTTCGTAGCCGTATCTACAAGGTCGTAGAACGAGATCAACGGATTGGCTGTGTCAGAACCACCAGCATCCCTAAACAAGATCGCTCCACCAATCGTCTCACCAGCCACAAGCGCCGTGAAAACCACATCGTCAGCATCGAGGTATCCAAAATCGTTCGTGTCGTCTCGCGTGAACGTTTTGTTTGCGAGGGTCTGCCGCGCATAACCACTTACCGCCACTTCATGCGACTGCGGATCGTTGGCGCTACCATCATCAACCCAGAGATGGTCTTTGTTGAACGTGTAGCTCGACTTGACGAGCAGCACTTTCAGGGTGGATCCGTCTAGGTCGGTTAATGCTTTACCGATTTCTTCCAAACCCTTGTTATAAACACCGTTAGCCATGTGTGAATCCCTTTCTTAAAAAGAAGGGGCTAGGGCTCTGTAGAACCCCAGCCCCCATCCCGAACCAAACTTTCTGACAAACCAATTACGGCTTCGTGAACTCAATCGTGTTAGCCGGGGGATACTGATCTCCACCCAGGATAACTGCGACACCGTGCGGAGCAGCCGCCACTGCGACTGTGGACACGATACGGATCCAACGCTTGCACCCGTTGCCATCCAGCTTCAACCGCGCAACCTTCACAGAATCATCGGTCGAGTCTGTCAAAGTCGTGAACGCGGCACCTGTCAGGTCAGCGTAAGCATCCAATGACCCGTCGTCATTCGAGTGCTGAACCTTCACAGCCAACGTTCCCGTTGCTGTAAAAGCACCGGCAACCAACACAATCATCGCTTCGCTGTAGCCTTTGGTATCGATACCAGGGCCGTTCACTGTAGCGATTGCGCTACCAGCAACACCACGAGCAGCTTTCAAGTATTCTTCGAGTCTCTTCATTGTCATTCCTCCCTGTCGTAAAAGTGTCATGAACCCCGGCTTTCACCGGGGATCAGATTTTTCGTTCACTCAGATTACGCTGTCATCTCCATGCTCAAGTTCTGTCCGATCACAAAGCTCTCTTTGTGTCTGACCATGCAGTCCACTTCCTGAACAAACCGGACCCAAGTCTGGTTCGTGGTGAAAGCTGTTGAAGCTTCCTGTGAGGCCATGATCGAAAGACCCTGCCACACACCCACAATCATCTCAGCCCAGTTACCGAACACGATTTCCGTCTCATCAGGAGACGAAGCTGTGTCGATTGCCAGGTTGGTCGTGGTCGCGAACGGATAGCCGATGAAGGAAGCCAGGTGGCTATTGGTGATCGGAGAGGCAACGTGCCCACCGAAACCGTCTTCCGCAGCCGCACCGTAGCGAGCTTGCTGCAAGTACCGCTTGACCCGAGGATGGAACGCATAACCGAGTTTCCCACGGAGAGCGTTAGCCTCTTCGACCTTACCTTCCAGGTCATACAGCGCATTCCAGATCTGCACTTTCTTTGTCAGAGAGACGAGGTCCACAGTCGGGATCGAAGGCACGTTGTACAACCCGAGAGGCTGTGCATCCGAACCGGTTCCCTTCAGGACCGCTTTATCGATCAATTCCGCAATCGCGAATGCAACGTCCTGACGGATCATTGCTTCGATGGACGGATTGCTCATGCGAAGTAACCGGTTGGTCACCTTCACAATGGCTCCGCACATATGCGGCTGAAGCTGTTGCTGCTTGAGTGACAAATCGGAAGCCGTGAGGCCGCTCGCATTGTCTTCACCCAACCAGATCGGGGTTGCCCCGCCAGCCTGACCAGGAACTTCTACCGGAGATCCAACCAACCCATCGATGTAAGTACATCCGAGTTGTTTGGAGATCAGGTTCGCACGAAGCAACTCGATGAAATCACCGAGCGCCTGAACCGGCACAACGTACCCACCAGCCGAGTCAACTTCGGTGGACATCGTCTTGACGATGCCATCTTTGTTGCCCTTGGAGGTCATTTGGAACACTTCTTTCTCGAAACCAGCTTCGGACCAGTTACGAGTAACGATTGCATTGACCGCACGCATGAGTGAGAACTTATCCTTCTCAAACTCCAAACCAGGAATCGAAGTCAGCTTGCTCGTCGAAGGAGCCGCTTTCTTGATGCCGTCCAACTCAGCTTTCATCGCAACAGCCTCTTCCTGAAGCTTCTTGATTTCGCCGCGAAGCTCAGCAACAGACTCACCAGCGGCAACAGCCTTCTCAAGCTTGCCGTTCAACTCTTCTAACTTCTTCATCAGTTCTTCCATCGTCGTTCTCCTCCTCATGTGCCGGTCATTGACCGGACGATTGATTACGAAATTCTACTTACCCCGAAGGTAAATTTTTTATTTAACCTTCTTCGTCATCGCTTCCAACATCGAGAACACTTGCTTTGCAATATCACCAGCGGGACCAGGGATCTGATTTGCCGCTGCCGCGATCTCCGAAACGTTGGGCGCTGACTTCGTCTGCATCTGAGTTTGCAATGTGGTGAACATTCCCTGAATGCTCTCCATCGATTTCGCAGCCGTCTCCGAAGCCGCAGACTGTGCCTTGAGCAACGTCTCTAGTGCTTCGATTCGCTTGGTTAGTGCTGCGATTTCTTCTTTCATCGCGTCCTCATCTTCCTCGGGTGAACTACCTACAGTATTTACTTGTACTTGATTTTCCGTAGGCATGTCAAGCGTTGCTTCAAAACTTTTCGACATATACTCTTCGAACTCGGCTTCTGTCACCGCTCCGCTCTTCACGGCAGTAATCAGCGCCTTGCTATCCGCAGGAATGGCCACCACCGAAACTTCCAGCAATTCCAACTTGTTATACTTCCGACCGATAATGCGTTCATCGTCGTCTCGGATCCAATCTGCCTCGATAACCCGGGCTCCGATAGAGACCCCTTTCAGGAATCCTCCCTTCACGAGTCGGTACACCGTATCCGCGAAGGCATACGTTTCAGCGTCCGCAAATTCGAACGTCATTTCCAATTTGCCGTTCACCACGCCCATATCAACGGCTTTCGCAATCGGCAAACCATAGTGATCGTGGCCGTACAGCACGACAGGATTTTTCTTGTAGTTCCCAAGATCGATGCCATCTACTTTCACAATGTCTCCTTGACGGTCACCTTTTCCTGATGCTGCAGTCACACGAATCTGACGCTTCTCAGCGAGCGAGGAATCGCCTTTGAGAATTTCGCTTGTGAGTAATTTACGAACTTTCTTTTCCATGATTACCTTCCTTCCGGTTTACCTTTGGGCTTATCACTGCCATCACTGCCTTTCGGCTGTGGAGGCGCGGCAACGATGATCTTGCCGCTTGCATCGACTTGATTGACGGTGGACGTGAGGTACGACACATTGCCGTTGGGGAGATCCGGCAGATTGAGTTTCAATCGCTTGTTGATAATGTTTGCGGGATACCCCATTTCAAACATCTTGCGAGCGATATCCATCTTCTCATTCAGGTCGCCTTGCAGAGCTTCGATATCGGTGAGATCGAAGTCTCCAAAGACTTTGCCGGTACCAGTCACGCTGAAGAGTTGCGTGTACATCACGTACTCGATCAGCTTCATTTTCGGGATGAGTGTCTTGACCCAAAACTCTCTCGCTTGTACTTTTGCAACGGCGAAGTTCACATCGTCCCAGATTCCTAGCTCAAGTTTCGGAACCTTAAAGCACGCGAGGATCTCATCCCGGTTCCATTTCTTCTGATTGAGAAACTCCATGTCCTTCTGCGAGGGCACCAACTGTTTATACTTGGCTCCCCCTTCGAGGACCGCGAGCATGTGCGCCTTCGACACACCCTGATGGTGTTCGAGGAACTGCTCCTTCATGCGATTGAATTGTTCGTCGGTGAGATCCTCTTCAACTTCAATCACACCACCCGGGAGGGCAGAGTTGGAGAAGAAAGCTTTGTTGTACTCAGAGGCGAGCGTATCTTGGTCGATCCCAAGTTGTGCCGCTTCTAACGGAGCCAGCCCACGAAGTTTGTCGTACGGGTTGAAGAGCTTGAAGTAGCACACTTCCCACGGCTCGAAAGGCATATCGATTTCTTCACCCTGCTCGTTCTTCGCTTTCACTGACCAGCCGATCAGTCTTCCTTGCTTCGTGAGGCGTGCCGTGAAGACTTTGCCGTTGAACGGCTCAATAGCCACCGGCATCTGCGTCTGCACTTTGCGGTCGAGCACCCACATACACTCGCCAAAGTGCAGCA